ACCGTCTCAAGGTAATAGGCGAAGCCCGGACAATTCAATTGTGCGGGATCGCAAATGAGGTGCAGTTCGGGCTTCGGGCCATCCGCAAGGGTGGCCCTTAGCGTTTAGCGAACAGGCGGTCGATGTCGGGCTTCCAGTAGTAAGCGTTCTGGTGGAGGCCGATGATACCCCTAGGGGTCTTGAAATACTTAGGCTTAAGGTTAGCCCTGGCGATGCGGCCACGCAGGGCAACGTCTGAAATCCTGACGTCGAAGCAGTAGTCCACGACCCTTACCCAGCCCTTTGGAACCTTGTCAGCCTGATGGGCAAACAATCCTTCAGAGGCTTCCCGGATAGAGCGGTAAGGCGGTAGCGGCTTGTAGACGTATGCCTTGTGACACTGCCCGGTCTTGGCCTTGAACTGATGGGCCTTGCGTTCCAGCAGGCCACGACGAAATAGATCGTAAGCGCGCGTCGATGCGTTGCGGGTATGCGCCATGCGTAGCTCGTCGCGGATATCCTCCACGGTGAAGAACCCAGCGGGGCAAGGGTGGTCCTCGGCGCTGGCCGTCAGTTCCCGCATCAGGCGGGCTAGGATATCGGCAGGCTTGCTCATACGTTGATGCGCCAAGGCTGGCCTGCCAGTTCCTGCGGGTGGACGTAGAGCGTGGGCACGACCAGGTCATCGGCGTACTCGCCATAGCAGATGGCCTGACCCCAAGAGAACGTTTTGCGGCGGCTGTTAGCGTAATCCATGCAAGCCATGCGCGTGAGCGTGCCGACGTTGATGCCGGTGGGTGCGTCGTCGCGGCGACCCTTGGCGATACCGGGCGAATGGGTGTGCCCGAAGATGACCACGGAGACGCCGCCTTTGCAGTACATCTCGGCCATGTCACGGCAGGCTGACTCGTTATAAATCGAACCGTGGGTAATCAGGCCGTTACCGATACGTGAGCCTTCCCAGATTCCCCGGTAAGGGATTTGCTTGGCCTTCAGATTCTGGCAGTGCTGTTGAATCTGCACGATCAGGAGCCGCGCGCACTCGGACACGACCTCGTTAGAGGACTGAGCCAAGCGGAACAGGCGGGCCTCATGGTTGCCGTCATGCACGACTAGCTCTAAGTCCTTGTAGGCTTTCAGCTGCTCTAGGAATTTGAGGCCCTCGTCAACGTCAGGGGCAAGAGGGTCGCCTTGGCCGTTACCTCCACCCATCAGAGGGGAGAGGTCCGTATAGTCTCCTGCATGGTCGAAGCGGTGAGGCTCGAACGCCTTAACGAAGTCGGTCACGGCCTTCTGCGCTGCCGGGTCGATGAAGTGCCCGTGCGAACAGGATACCACCGCGAACCGCTTCCACTTCCGGGTGATGTTGCTCATCGGTATAGGCTCATGGACTGGGTGAACTTGCGTGCCCATTGGCTAATAAGGTTAACGTCTCCATCGGCAAAGCCTACCTGTAGAGCATTGTCCCTGGAGAAGTAGCCACGCGCTGCCATCAGTCCGATTGACTCGGCCTCGGCGTTGTTGGCTGGCAGGTTGCCCCCGCGCTCAATGTAGATCGGGACGTATGCCCAGCCGCGCTGAACGCAGATGGCCTCAAGCTTCTGGTACTCGTTAGCATACCGAAGGTCAGGGATTAGGACAACGGAGCCGGTGCTGTCAGAGTCGGCTAGGGTATCGTCTACCCAGGTGTTAATATCTTTGATAACCTTATCGACCCATACGTCCTTATTCTGGCTCCGGCAGTATTCGCCGTAGGCTACCAGCAGCGGACGCAGTTCGGACTTCTTTGCCGTGTCCTCGGTAAAGGCATCGGACTTCACGCCTGCCTCATTCAGCGAAGCCTGTAAGGAGTGCTTCAGCGCGTCGGCAAACTTCATCACGATCACGGAGTATTCGGGTTCGTCCTGTTCCAGATGGTCGAAGATAGCATCGGCCAACGTATCCTTGCCTGCCCTTGCAAATCCCGCGATGGGGATAACAACGTGTCGCATGGGTAGATGTTCTCACCCTGCATCTGCACCTATGCAAACAATAAGGCCGACCCTCCTTACGAGGATCGGCCCGGCTACACGGCACTCCTGCGTTAGCCTAAATATCAATCGGCTCGTCGGCGGTAGCGACGGCCTCGGGTTCAGTGGCCTTGGCCTTCTTCACGGCTTCCTTGATGGCCTCAGCTGCTGGCTGAACGGCCTGACCTTCAACGGTGCGGTGGCCGTACTCGGCCTCGTTGTCTTTGTGAATCGCCTCCTGAACGTCACGCGGTAGACGCGGTAGCCACTTGGCAAGGCGCTTGAACGCGGTCTTCTTCCACATCTCCATTGGGTAAGTCGCCCAAGGGCCGGACGCACCAGAACGGCTGGCCTTACGGATGGCTTCGACCTCGGCCTTGCTCATCTGAATGGCGGCAGTCTCACCGTCCTTGAAGCGGACCATGGCGTAGACCGCGTAGGCTTCGCCCCGATCCTTGGACAAGTCCACGACGTGCTCCTCGACCTTGCCCAGGTTGAATCGGTACTTGTCATTCTGGCAAACGATGTCGGCGTGGATGTGAGCCACTTCGCCGGAGCGCATGACCAGCGCAAGGATGCCTTTGTAGTCGAACTGCAGGGTAGCGTCGTTTCCGTAGGGGATGAGGTGGGCATGGTGGCCGTCTGGCATCAGACCCCACTGCGCGGCTTGCAGGATGACCGAGGCCACGCTTGCAGGGGTGCAATCCCACAGCTTCGGGTTCTTGTTACAGGCGGTGATGACGCAGCGCATGAAGCGAGAGGCGTCGTCGGCATTGGGGAGGGCCTTGGCGACCTGCTCCTGGAGGGACTGCGAGCGGACAAGCTCGATGGTGTTCTTAGGCTGGACTGCGGGTGTGCTCATGGTGGGAAGGGTTAGACGTTGAACTTGGAGAGGTCCACTTCGATGACGCCCGGGCCGGTCTTTTTAGGCCAGCGCTGCGGATCGGTTCCCCATTCGGTTTGGTAGAACTTCATCAGGTCGAGGCCCTTACGGTAGCGACGGCGTCCGACTTCGATATCGGCCTCGGTCATCACGAACACTTGGACGAAAATCTCTGGGGCTTCCTTGCCCTCGATGGCGATGAAGGCAAAGCCGATGGGCTTGCGATTGGTCATAGTCTCGATGCCGTCGATATACAGTGCGGCCTGCCTGTCGTATCCATAGTCCCAGACCGAGCGCCGGAACGCATAGTGCTCGATACTGGCAGTGGTCTTTATGTCTACCAGCAGACCGTCTTCGCGGTAGCGGTCAGGTCGGCAGCGCATCGGGATACCAGTGGCCTCGTCAGTCCAGAAGTAGGACGACTCATTGACTCCGGCTCCAGCCAGGAGCGACGCGGCCTCAGTGTCCTCCTGAACGGCCTTGGCGATGTTGCAGAGTTGGACGTACTCATCGTGGCTCACGATTTCTTTGCCGATGCTCGCCATTTCAAACTCCTCTTCGCGGGCCTTGGCTCCCTTGCCTTTGTCGAGGCCCTCGGGCATCACGGCCCATTCGGTTCCGACGAGCTGAGGCTCAAGGATGATAGTGTGGACAAGAGAACCCCAGCGAAGGGAAGGGGTCTTCTTGCGGGGCGTGTTCATCAGTCGCGGGGACTCAAGGAAGCGGGACAGTTTTGAGTTACTGACCGCCGGGCTGGCGTGGTATTCTTTGTTATTCATGTGCGGGGGAAATTGGTGGCCGTTACTTTCACTTGTCGCCTCGGATACGAGGGTGACGCATGGAGCCATCCGGCGTCTTGCTCTGGAAGGTGACCTCAAGCCAGGAGCCGATGACGGTATCGCGGTTCGCCCAGATCGTGGCGCGCTGCTCGTCGGTGAAGCCACCGCCCACGCGGACTAGGCGACCGTTGTTCTCGACGACTACGTGGCCCATCGTGCCAGCGAGACGGCCTTCGCCCTCATGGACGGAGACCACCGGGCAGTCCTCAGCGTCCACGGCCTTGACCTTGAGCCACGCGTTAGAGCGCTTGCCCTGAGCATAAGGGGCGTCAGCGTCCTTGACCATGGCTCCCTCGAAACCCTGAGAGACGAAGCGACGGAACGCATCGTTAGGCGAGATGCCCATGAAGGACTCGACCAGTTGAACCTTGTCGGAGTAAGTAAAGCGAGCCATGAGGCTACGGCGCTCGCGGTAGGTTCCGACATCGTCGGGCAGGTCGAGCAGCCAGAGGAAGGCGTCCTCGGCAGGTTCGTTAGAGCGGACAGCACCGACCGAGTCGTAGAAGTCAGCGCCGGACACGGCCTCGCAGTCGAAGGTGTAGACGCCGTGCTTGCTGGCAGTGTCAGCGAACCATGGGCTGAGGTGCTCAATCGACGGAAGCGGGTTGCCGTTGCGGGTCTTCATGGCGACGGCCAGCGTCTGACGGCAGACTTCCACGATCACGCGGACGCCGTCAATCTTCGGCTCGACCGCGTAGGACTCTGGGGTAATGCCTTTGTACGGGCGGGCAAGCATAGCCTGGGACAGCGGCGCCTTGGGTTCCTTACGAGGGCCAACGCGGAACTGCGGCTGGCTCTCAATCATGTTGAAGATGAACGCGTACAGGTCGGCGTTCGGGTCGGAGGGTGTGCTCATGTTGTGCGGGATAGGCAAGGTATGCCCGGGCACAGGTGCTCCGTCAAGGGGGAATCTGCCCCCTGCCTAGAATGCCCTAGGAGGTGGGGGTGTGGGCTAGGATGGCTGTCTACCCCGCCAGACCCTGATACCCACCGCCACGGCCACGCCAAGGCATCCAAATGATAGGGCCAGCCCTAGGTCCTGCACGGCCTTAAGGGCTAGGGTAGCCGAGGAGAGGTTCCGCTCAAGTGACTGGGAGTCCGACTTAATGCCCCCATCGGTCACTAGCATGACCATGGCATCGGTGCTCTGCAGCTGACTGAGGACAAATCCAGCCGTCCAAGCCGAGGTCGCTGCGGCCAGTCCCGCAAACACGGTCAACAGGCAGACGACCAGCAGGAGGTTGCCGTCACTTACGCTTGCGCTTGGTTTTGCCATTGGGTTTAGGCTTGGACACCTTCTCGACCTCACGTTCGGCCCGGGCTTTGATTGCCCGCAGCATAGCGTCAAGGGCCTCGGGGGATGCGTACGCTAAACCGCCCACGGCGGCAGTCCGCAAACTGCTGGATGCGATATAGTCGGCTAACGCGTAGTTGGCTAAGACTGCTGCGATGGAAGCTGCCCCCACCCTACGAAACGCCCAGCCCCAGGTCTGCTTCTCCGTACTCAGTAAAAGTCTGGCCGCCATGGAAAACGCTCCAATCACGGAAGCCACGACACCGTCCTTCAGCTCCTTCGGAATGGACTCAGGGTCAAGGGGCGCGCTCATTTACGGAGGGTCGAGCTGAGTAACGCCAGATTAGCCACGGCATAACAGGCGAACATAAGCGACATGGGGTAGTTCTTAGTAATGAAAAAGTGAGCGATGCCAGCAGAGGCATACGCCAAAGAGGCCATCGAGGGGACGCCGATCGTCAGGAACGTCTCGACGGTCATTGGATTACGGTCCTACGGTAGCCGAGTTTCCACATGGCAGAGGCAATCCTATTAGCGGCTTTCTCTACGGCCTCTTCGTCGAGGTATGGCATAGCATCGTGGACAAGCTCGTGAACTACCGTGTCTATCATCTCCTCCTCTGACTGTCTTGGGTCCACGTGTATATCGCCGAAGCCCTTCCAGCAGTAGCCGAAAGGAGTCGGGCACTTCGGATCGTGGGTCGGCTTGACCCTGCCGAGGATGCGGAAGGTAAAGTGAGGCTCGCCGTACTGGACGGCAGGCGGGTCAGACTTGGGGCGGGGGCTGCTCATCGGGTTTGTTGTTGGCGTCTTTTACCTTATCCCAAAGATACCACAGGCCAAGGCCAGCAGCCAAGGCCATAGCCGTCCCGACGATGTAGGAGAAGTACTCAGACTCCACGATGAAAGGGAACGCCCCGATGGCTGCAGCCGAGGCCAGCAGACTGATGCCAATCTTCGGACCGGCAAACGCCATGGCGAGCGCACCGATTACGGCAGTCCCAACGGCGGCCATGGTCCACATCTGAGAGGCCATGTCCTTCTTGGCCTGCTCGACGGCCTTGGTCAGTTCGGCGATGCGGGCGTCCTTCAGCTGAGAGACGCGGAGGGCTTCCTTATTATCGGCTTCGACCTTGGCCCAGTTCTTGTCGATGGAGGCCAGCAGGTTCTTGCCGAAGGCGGTGGCCTGAGCGTAGTCCTTCTGATCGGCCTTGGCGGCACGTGCCCGGGCTATTTCGAGCTCGCCAGGTTCGGGGGGCGGGAGGAACGATAGGGCCACGGACGTCTCGGAGCGGACGATGTCGGGGCGGTCTGCATTTTCGCGGGCGATGCTGACCGACGCGGCGACCTTCTGATCGGCGGTATCCCACTGCTTGCCGACGGCGGCCACGATGCCCTCGGAGGTCGGGGCGTTCGGCTGCTCAGGGATGGGCGGGCGAGACGTTGAGCACCCGGCCATCAGGAGGGAGATGACGGCTAGGAGCGCGCGCACGGCTTACTTGCCCTTGAGGGCCTTGAGGATGTCAACGGCCTTCTCGACCTTGGCAGAATTGGCGTTCTTGACGCCAGCGTAGAAGCCGCCGAGGAAGCCGATGAGGAGGGAGACGAGGATGGTGATCATGGGAGGAGTTCGACGCGGACGAGCGGGCCGAGGTCGGCAGGGGTCTGTGGGCTGTCGAAGGTGAACTCGGCGACGTTGCCGTCAGTCCTCGAGGCACAGTGCTGAACTGCTCCGAAGAGCGCCGGGTAAAGGTTCGCCCAATCGGCGGCGAACATACAGGTGACGCGATAGATAGTCATTATTGCGGGGCGATGAAGAGTTTGGGATAGGTGAAGTCATTAACCATACGGGTCGTTGCCGTCACTGATGCCTTCACTGCTGCGGTGAGAGAGCAGACATTTGACTGCGTTGAACCTTTCGGGCCAAGGGCAGTCGTGGCAACGGACGTTCCATTGATGTAAAGCGTCACGTTTCCAGACCCGTCAGAGTATACCATCCATCGGAAAGGGGTTGCACTATTCACCGTAGAGGTTCCTGACGCTACCTTTGTCAGCGTGGTTCCGTCATGGACCATCAGGTTAAATGGAGAAGACGCCCCGCCAAGTTTCCACCAACCAATGCAGGCGGCTGTCGGGTCATTACCGTTACCCATGTTCGTTCCAAGGTAGACCTTGGTTTCAGTATTAGCATCACCCTGATACGTTGCGCTAAATGCATCATAGGTTCCAGTGATCCAGATAGAGCGGTTAAAGACTACAGTCTGTGAGGCGGCACTTGCAGTCGAGAAACCGTTTGCAGTGCTGGAAATCACATAAGCATAACCAGCGGTGAGTACGTTAGGACCGGTGATTTGCGCATGAGCATTTGTAGTCAGGCCAACGGATGCACCCGTTCCGCTTGTCGCAGAACCGAAAATCATCGCAGGTCGATAGCCTTCGGTCATCATGGCGACGCCTACGTCAAACGGCGACATTACTTTGGTCGTCGACGTGAGCTGCTGAGACTCGGCGAAGGTAGCAATGGCCGGGACCGCAGTCGTGACGAACGCCGTGGTTGCCAGTGCGGTCGTCGAGTTGCCAGCCGTCTGCGTGACGCCAATCGTGCCAGTCGGCATTGAAGGAGATCCCGTAAATCCGGGGCTTGCAATCGGGGCGTAAGGCGTCAGCGCCGAGGCAGTAATGTATGCCTGATTCTTCACAAAGGCCGTTGAGGCGACCTGAAAAGAGTTGTCCGATGTAGCCGCGGTCGGGGTGATGGGTACGCCTGAAAGAGTCGGGCTAGTGATAGTCGCCCCCGTGTCGATAATTGCCGTTGCTCCAATAGTCGCACCCGTGCCAATGCTTGCATACGAAGGGATGCTCACGTAGCCAGTAAATGTCGGGGCGTCAATCGGTGCGTACGTCGAGGTCGCGGTCGAGCTGAGGAGGTAGGACGACAGGTCAACCGACAGGTCGCCAGAGGTGACAGCCAGGGGAGCAGTGACCGAGGTAATCAAGCCACCGCCGCCGGTGTAGGCCGTGGTCTGGACGGTCGAATCTCCGAACGTAATCGAACCAGCAGCCGACAGGCTGATGCCATCCGAACGCATCTGGGTCGTG